GGACGTTCAGAAATGCCTCGACGAGTTTGAGGCGCTGGGTTGCTCAACCAGCGCCCACGACGACGGGCCCGATGCGGTCGAGCGCGCGATCAAGCTGCTACGCGGCGGGCGCGGCAAGAAGGGACGCGTATGGATGGCGTGAAACAAGGCCGGGCGTTCGTTCTCGATTCGGCTACCGGATCGCTCGCCAAGATCAACAGCCCGCTGCTGGCCGCCGGGATGTGTGGCCCGGCCGAGTACATTGAGATCGCGAAGGCCGTTGGCGAGGCATCCACCTCCCAGGCCCTGCGCGAGAAGTACGGCACCACGATTGACGGCGTTCAGTGCGCCTCGCGCCCCTTCGACTTTCACCTCTTCGCCTATGCGACGAGCCTAAACACCTACCACGCCCGCGCGATTCGCGCGAAGGTCAAGGACATCACGGGGCGAGGCTGGCAGATCAAGGGCGACGAAAACACGCCGCTCCGGCGCAGGATCGAGAGCTTCTTTAAGAGTGCCTTCGGCGAGATGACGTTCGAGGATGGCATGGGCTGTGTCTGGATGGACTATGAAGCGCTCGGAAACGGCTTCCTCGAAGTGATCCAGAACGGCAAGAACGAGCCGGCCCAGCTCGCCCACGTTCCCGGCCCGGAGGTCTGGCTCCGCCTGGACGGCCTCGGCTTTGTTCAACAGAAGAACGGCGAGTGCGCACATTTCCGTCGATATGGCGTGGCGGATGAGAAGTACGCCGCGCTGCCGACCACCGATCCGTTGAACGTGGCTGCGACGCGGACGTCCATCACCCACTTTTCCCGCTACTTCCCCTGGTCGCCGTATTACGGCGTTCCTCCGATCATGCCGGCGTGGAACCGCCTGGTCCTGATGGTGCTGGAAGCTGAATACAACATCCAGTTCTTCACCAATAACGCCATCCCGGACTACGTGGTGTTTCTTGAAGGTGAATGGGGAGACGACGCGGAACGCGTGATCACGGAATACTTCCGCCGTCACATCCAAGGCCAGGCGCACAAGACGCTGGTACTCTCGCTGCCCAATGGCGGGAAGGCGACGTTCCAGAAACTGACGTCGGACAACGCCAAGGAAGGATCGTTCCGCCTTCTGCGCACGGACTGCCGCGATGAGATCCTGCACGCGCACGGTGTGCCTCCGCAGAAAGTTGGGATCGTCGAGACGGGGAAACTGGGCGGAAACCTTTCGAGCGAGCAGAACATCGAGTACAAGAACTCGATTGTCGTTCCAGGGCAGCGCGCCCTGGCGACGCGCCTGAACCGCATCATCGAGCTCGGATTCCAGGCTCCCGATTGCACCTTCGAGTTCACCGAATATGACATCGAAGACCAGAAGGTGAACTGCGAGATCGATTGCGCCTACCTCGATCGTGGCGTGCGCGTCCCGAATGAGGTGCGTGCCGAGCGCTATCCGGGCACGGCGCCGCTTGATGGTGGCGACCGGCCATTGACTGAGCAGATGGCGGGCGCCGCAGCAGCCGAGAACGCACTCACCGATATCCAGCGCATCGCGCGGGGGATGGAGCAAAAATGAGCGCGACCTGCACCATATGTGGCGTCAGCTCCGCGCTGTTCAAGGCGACGGCGGCGGCCGTCCGCCAACTGAACAAAGCGCGCCAGTTCAACCGTACGGCCGCAGCCAAACCGCTGATTGAGCGCACTGCCGATTATTGGTGCAAGGGCGACCAGGCGCTGTTTGAATACCTTACCGAGACGGAAGCCTGGGCGGCCATTCAGCGCCAGGTCATTTTGCAGTCGGCCGCTGCAAAAGCGGTGCGCAAGACGCTCTCGGACTCCGACCGGAAGCTGTTGATGGACCTGATTGCGAACTTCGACTATTACTCTGGCGCCGACCAGGTGGCGAAGACGATCGTCGAGGCCTGCTACTTCGACACCTTCGAGGCCGCAGCGCAGTTCGCCCTCGGACAGATCGGAGTTAAGGCCGCGGACTTCGAGTTGAAGAACGAGAGCCTGCGGCAATTCATCCTCGATCGGGGCAGCGCGCCCGCGCTCGCCACGCGCAACCACATCGACGCGACGCTCGACACAATCGTGTCGCACTTCTGTGAGCAGGGCCGCAGCCCTGTCGATGGGCAGTTCTTGGAGGACTTGCGGCAGGATCTCGGCTACAAGACGGAATATGAGGCGCGCCGTTTTGCACTCACCGAGACTGGCATCGTCGCCGAAAAGGCGCAGTTCGAGACCTACCAGCGCAATGGCGTGACGGGCAAGCGGTGGAATGTGCGAGGCGTGAACACGCGGCCGTCGCACCAGGATCAGGCCGGCGTCGAGGTCGCGATCGACAAGAAATGGAAGCTCGTTTCGGAAGATGGTTCGGTCCATGAAGCGGCTCACCCGCTCGACCCGAACCTGCCTGCATCGGAGTTGGTCAACTGCCACTGCTGGATGTCGCCCGTGATCGACGATTCCTTCGACCTCGATACCTCGAAGATCTGGGAGGGCGCATGAAATTCGCAGTTGCGTTTCTTTCAGCGATCCTGTTTGGCGCGGTGCCACTGGTGGTGGTCCAGGACACGATCTACAAGGCCGACGGCACGCCATTCTCGGGCGCCGTTCGGATCACCTGGGATGCTCATATGCTCTCCGACGGAACCAACATTCCGAGCGGTGTGCGCTCGGTGGATGTTCGAGCCGGACAATTCCGGGTAAGCCTGTATCCCTATGGCGCCTACAACGCGACATACCTGGTGAACGGAGCCGTGATCGGCCGCGAGAACTGGGCGATTCCGGCCTCGACGGCCGTCCTGCGCATCAAAGACCTGCGGACCATCATCTCGTCGGATGCGAACGCGACGAGCATTCAGGGCGTACCGGTTGCGCCGACCGCTCCCACCGATGGCCAACTCCTTGTTTTCAGCGGCGCGGCCGGAACCTATGTGCCGTCGAACTCGGCCGCCGCCTCTGGTGGCCTCGGCGATCCCGGTGCGAACGGCCTGGTCAAGCGAACGGCTGCCAATACGACGGTCGCGGGGACGGCCGGAACGGACTTCTATGCTCCTGGACATCCGATTTCACTTTCGGACATCCTCGGGCTCGGCGGCGCCGCGACGAAGAACGTCGGCACAGTGGCCGGGACGGTAGCCGATGGTGCCGATTCCCGCTTCGGAAATGCCACGAAGATCCAGGGCACGGCCATCGATACGACGGCCCCATCCGATGGGCAGATGCTCGCCTACAGCTCTTCCGTTGGCAAGTACAAGCCGACCACGCCATCCGGCGGGTCGGGAGGTGCTTCGGTCACATTCATCGATCAGGAGACGCCCTCGGGCACGATGAACGGCTCCAACCTCGTCTTCAATTTGGCGACCGCGCCAAGCCCGGCGATGAGCCTATTGCTGTACCGCAACGGTATCGCTCTCAGGCAGTGCCCGGCGACGGTCTGTGACTACTACCTGTCTGGCAGCACGATCACGTTTACGGTTGCGGCTATTCCGCAGTCTGGAGACTCTTTGATGGCTTGTTACCGATATTGACCTGGGTGGGCCGTGGCGAGGCCGTGACTCCAGGTGGTCCGTGGGTAAGGCGGCGGCGTTTTGGAACGATTTGGAACGGTTTGTGGGGCAGGAAAGCGGGTTATGGCAACGAAGGTAGTTAAAGCAAACATCCAGGTGGTCCGGAAGTCCGACGAGCTCGGAATCCTCTGGGGCTATGTCTCGGTCGCCGACATCGTGGATTCCCAAGGGGACATCGTTCCCTGGAGCGAGCTCTTTCCGGCGGTGATCCAGTTCATGGAGGCCTACTACGCCGGCAAGACCTCGATCTTCGTCAATCACGAGGGCGTCGCCGAAGCGGTCCTCGTCGAAAGCACCTTTCACATCGTGGCCGGAAACCCCGCCTGGTTCGTGGGGGTGAAGCTTTTGAGCGAGGAATTGCGCGCAGCAGCGCGGGATGGAGAGATTTCCGGCTTCTCGATTGGCGGCCGGGCCGAGGAGGTTGACGAATAATGCCGACATTGCGGGGGCTCAGACTCGATGAGTTTTCGATTGTTCAGGGCAGCGACAAAGCCCCAGCGAACCCTGAAGCGACGGTCTTGCGCTACAAGACCAGAAATGTCCAACAGGAGCAAAGCAGCATGAAGAAAAGCGAGCAGAGTCCGCCGGCGGCCGAAGTCAAGAAGTCGCTGGCTCAGCGGATCGGTGAGGCCGTCCAGTCCGTCATGAAGACGGTCTCGACGCGCACCACCACCAATACGTACAGCAGCACGTCGAATTTCACCGAAGACGTCACGGAAGACGACGGCCTGCCACCGGGCACCGCGCCGCCGCCGGAGGCCGGCGAACCCGAAGTAACCGTCGTCGTCGCCCAGACGCGCTCGACCAATGGCGATGGCGCGGAGCCCGCATCGTCCGACGATCTGACGGGCGCGCTCACGAAGGCGCTGGAGCCGATTGCGAAGGCGGTGGCCGCGATCGACCTGCGCGTCGCGAAAATGGAGGCCGCTCCCGTTGGAAGCCAGGCCATCCGGAAGTCCGGCGCCCCAATCCAGGTGACCTCGAACTCTCAAAACCGGTTCCCGGAATTCACGAAGTTCCTCCGGGAGCGCTCCGGCTTGACGGCGGGCCAGCGTTTGACGAAGGCGACGATCTCCACCAGCGGCTGGTCCTACGGTCTTTCGACCGTCGAGGCCGGCGCATTCATCGACTACATCGTGGATCAGAGCGTGCTGCTGAAGCTCTGCCGAACGATCCAGATGCCGAACGCGAAGTTCTTCGTCGACAAGATCGGCCTGGGCGGGAACGTGTTGGTCAAGGGGACACCGGGCACCGATCCGGGCGACACCGTTTCCCTTTCCGGCCCCACTCAGGTGCCGCTTACGGCGAACGAAGTGCTTGGCATCGCCAGCGTCGGCGACGACACGCTTGAAGACAACATCGAGGGTGATGCCTTCGTGCAGCACCTCCTCGGAATGATGGCGCGCTCGGCGGCCAACGAACTCGAACAGGCCGGTATGCACGGCGACACGGGCACGGCCGATTCCGGAATCCTCGATCGGTGGGACGGCTGGTACAAGCTGGCCAAAGCCGGTGGTGCGCATTGTATCGAGGGAATGGCCGACACGGATCGGTATTGGCCCGGAACGGCCGCCGCCAAAGCCACCAAGCTCATCAAGGCGCTGCCGGTCAAGTACCGCCTCGATTTCCGCAACCTCGCGGTCATTCTTGCGAATGACCTCTATCTCGACTACAACGACGAACTCGCCACGAAGGGCTACTCGGACGCCTGGCAAGCACTGACGGGCATGAGCGATCTGCCGGTTCGGGGCATCAAGAACGTCCGGATGCCGATGCTGAAGACCAATATGAGCTTCAGCTACAGCTCCACGCCCTACACGAACGGCACGATGGTCATGCTGACCGACCTTCGGAACCTGCTGTTCGGCATTCACCGCGACATCAAGCTGGAGCCGTTCCGCCAGCCGCGCAAGCGTTGCACCGACTACGTGCTGTCCATGCGCGCGGCCGTCAACATCGAAAACTGCGACGCCATCAGCATCTACGACCACGCGCTGGTGAAGTCGTAGGGCGCCGTCCGAATCATTTCAGGAGGTGTAACCAAGATGCCCAGACAGACCAGCGAAAACCAGTTCGGCGTGTATCAGAAGGAGTTCGGCTCCTACACCATGGACGGCTTCCGGTTCGAGCCGCTCACGGCCGTCGCCGTATCCAAAGACATCGCCGACAAAGCGTGTCCGATTGAGTCTCCTGTGCGCTTCTTCGAAACCGAAGCGGCGGCCCAGGAGGCGATTGCGAAGCTCAAGGCGGAGTTCGCCAACAAGCCCCGCAAGTAACCATCAACGTTCGAGGCCGGCGGGCCGCCTTCCAGACCCTATAGGAGGGCGGCCCGCCGAGAAATCTGAAACGACATGGCAATCACGCTTACATCCCTGACACCGACGTCCGGCCCGGCCGGCACGATCCTCACGCTCAACGGCGCCGGCTTCGCGACGGGCTGCATCGTGTGGTTCAGCGGCCTCGGGCATGATACGTCTGATTCGACGCCAATCATTCTGAGCAGTTCGGCTGCGACGTGCTCCATCCCGGACGCGTTCGACGGCCTCGGTGGCGGCCTGCTCGTGTTCGTTATGGATGGTACGGAAGAGTCCAATTCGCTCGCATTCGCGCTGGCGGCGAGTCCGGACACCGAGGCCCCTTACGGGCTGTGCAGCATCGGCCAGGTGAAGTCACTGCTCGGCATCTCGGAGACCGATGTCGCAGATGAATCCCGATTCAAACGTCTGATCGCGATGGCGAGCGCACAGATCAAGGGCTACTGCAAAAGGACTTTCGCGGTCATTTCCGTGACGGCGGAGGCGCTTGATGGGTCTGGCACGGACACCCTCGAACTCAACCAGTCGCCGATCATTTCGGTATCCGCGCTTTCGATCGAAGGCGTCGCTGTCGACATCTCAGAAGTGAAGGTCTACCCGGATTACATCCGCTTCGCGGGCGGAGGCGGCTACAATCCGCGCCTGCGCGGCGATTCTCGCCTCTTTCCCGAAGGCGTTCAAAATGTCGTGGTCAGCTATCAGGCCGGCTATGCCGAGGTGCCGGCCGAGATTTCTGACGCCTGCGCCTTACAGGTCGTTTTCCTGATGAACCTGGCCAATAAGCAGGGCATCATCTCTGAAACCAACCAGGTGGCGAACGCTTCGACCACCTACGCCCAGAGTCCGCTTTCACCTTTCGTGCGCGCGACGTGCAATCGGTATCGCGGACAGCGCCTGAGGGCTGTATGAAAGTCGAATTCGAGTGGAAAGATCCGAACCTCGTCCTCAGCCAGG